CCTCGGCGCTCATGTTGTTGAAGGCGCGGGTCTTGTAGGTGATCATCCGCTGATCACTCCTTTCGTTCGATTCCGGCTTGGCCGGTTCTTCCGCCTGGGCGGCGGGCTTGGGCTGTTTTTCTTCGAGGTTGTCCAGCTCGCGCTGGAGCTCGTCGATCTGGCGCTGCAGGTCGGCCTTGTCGGCCTCGGCCTGCTCGGCTTCCGCGTCGAAGTCGTTCACTGCCGTCTCAACGGCGGCCCGCTCCTCGTCGGTAGCGTCCTCCTTTGCCGTGAGCTCGGCGACGTCGGCGGCAAGCTCGTCCGCCCGCTTTTTGCGGTCTTCGTCGCCGGCCTTCAGATCGGCCAGCCGCTTTTCCAGGCCGTCGATCTTCGAGCGGAGCAGCAGTGCTTTCAGCATTTTTGATTCCTCCATTTGTTCAGTTTTTCGAGGGTTCTGATCTCCCAGGCCTTGGTTCTCTTGCGCAGGATGTCCTGGCCCTGCTTCGTCCGGGCGGAGATGTCAGTATCCTCGTACGCAGGAAACGTGCAGCAAGAAACCTCCAGCAGAGCAACCCGTTTCTCGATGAAATGCACGACTTCGCGGCCTTTCTCGTCTTTGAGGAATTCGGTTTCCTCTGTCAGCGGGAGAAAGCCAATCGAACACTGGGAGACGTCTTTCCGCTGGACGCGAGCATAGAGGTTCATTGCGTCGGAATCGTTACGGTTGATTTCGATGCGGCCGAACAGACCATGCTCATCTACGTGCAGCTTGAGCGTCCCGGATTTCGTGCGACCGAGAACAAGGGTGGTGTCATGGTTGATCAGGGCGCGAATATCATCACCAAGCGTTTCGTCAAACGCATGGGGATCGATGGTCTCATACATGTCCGGGTCAAATCTGTATTCGCTGTCAAAGACGGCAAAATAGCCCTCGATGATGGGCGGCTGCTCTGCCGCGGCTTCCCGGACGACGAGCTCACACGGCATCGGGCGATAACGCATTTCCATTTCAATCTCCTCCATTCAGCTTTGCCTGATCCGCGATTTTGTCCAGCGGAATGTAGTTTTCCAGCACGACGAGCTGATCCAGCCCGTCCAGCGGCGTCATTCCGATCTTGTCTCGGACCTCGTTGCCCGTGACGATTCCGCGGACGTACAGCTCGCGGAAGACGGTGCTGGTCGTCGAGAGATCGTAGGCGTAGAGGCTCTGGACGTTGAAGCGGAAATACCAGCTTTCTGAAATCAGCAGCTTCCGCGTCAGCTCCTGCTCGATGCTGTGGGCGAGCGGCAGGATCGTCGCCGAGACGAAATTGTTCCATGCGTCCTTGTTAAACTCGCCGACGCCCAGCACGAAGGCCGGCACGCCGAGAATCGCTGCGACGGTCTTTTTGTTGAGTGTTACTGTGTCGGAAATGGCCAGATCGTTCAGACTGAGCGGCTTGATCTGCTCTACCTGGAATTGCTCGGCCGGGATGATCCATGGCTCGCCGACTTTGCCGTTCTTGAGATAGTCGTCGCGGAGCTTATCGCGTCCCTCCGGCGAGGAAAACTCCTCCGTCAGCGCGTCCACCTTGACGATCAGATTCGGGCGGAACTCGGAACTCATGAAGGCGTTTTCCGTTTTCTGGGCCTGCCGGAGATTCTTGGCGATGTCGCTGAGGACCACCCGGAAGCCCTGCCCCTTCCACGGACGCGCGGGGTCTGGATTCGAAACGAAATGCAGCAGGTTCTCCGGATCGTAGGGCTTACCGTCGATCAGGATTTCATAGCCGAGCTCGCGGCTCTTCGCCTGTAGCTGCACCCGGCTCGGCGCGATCTTAATCATGTCGCCCAGCAGGCCCTTTTCGGTCATCGGGACGACCACCGCGTTTCCGTCGCCATCGATCAGCATCGTCTGAACGATGTCCTCCATCCAGATCTGCCGGGTCTGCCAGCGATTCGGGTAGACGTCAACGTGCTTCGAAAGCTCGTTTTTCACGCGGTAATCGCCGCCGGTCTTACTGTTGCTCATCAGATGGATCGTCATGCTGCCGATCAGCTGGGCGATCTTCCGCACACCGGCGAGTATGTCCGGGTTGTGCGCGAGCGTGGTGTAGCCTGGGACTACAATGTCCCCGCCCGCTTCGAGCCAGACGGCCAGCGCGGAGGGATTTTGCGCTGATGCTTCCCGGGCTTGTTCGGATCGTTTCGCTTTCGATTTGCGGAAAAGGATAACTACCACCATCCTTTCGTCTGGTTCTTGGCCAGGGCTTCCTGGTGCCGGACGCAGGCCATCACGGCCGCGTCGAAAATGTCGATCCTCATTTCCTGGGCATATTTCTCATAGAGGATCATCTGGTTGCTCTTTTCGATCCCGCGCACGTTGGCAATGCAGTATTCAAATGCGGCGGAGTGGAGATAGTAAAACTCCCGGTTTTTGATCTTCGCTTCGATGTGGCGGAATCCGTCGGATAGCATGTAATAATACTGGGGCTGATCAAGCACGTTGAATTTCGCCTGCTTCATCAGAAGCCAGTATTCTTTCGCGAATTTGCGGTCGTGGCCGACCTCGGCGATCCTGAAGCCCTGGCTGCGCCGCTCTTTGTACCACTTCACAACGTCGGCGGCCTGCACCGTCGGCGCGTTGCAGAGCGTAAGATCTCCGTCGTCCTCCCAGCCGAAAAGCGGGATGTTGTCCTCGTCTGCCTTCTGCTGGGCCTGCGGCCGCGGGAACCAGGCATGCGGGACAACGATGTCCACGTCAACTACTTTCCCGTCTTTTCGCTTGTGGCCGTAGAGCGTGCCGTAGAGGCAGGCAGCGGTCAGATCGAAGACGCGGGAAAGGTCGGTGCCGCCGTACCACTTGACGGGCAGCTTGGCCAGCTCCTCGACGGTCCAGGTGTAGAGCGCGTCGGATCGCTTCACCTCGTCCAGGTCGAAGTATGCCAGCATGGCGGTCGTATAGATGTCCAGCGACCGGCTCAAAAAATCCTTCCGCATCTGCGGATCGTTCGCCGCCTGATTCGCGTCGGCGGCCATGTCCTCGGCGCGGATCGTTACGCCATAGGACGGATTCGCTTTTTGATGCTGGATCGGGTTGGTGTAGTCCACCGCGCCGGAATCCGGATCCTTGTCGGCCCTGGCGATAAACCCGAAGAGGCTCTCGTCTCTGGCCTGCCCGCTCAGAACTTTGACAACGTACTCCTGGCGCTGATAGCAGAAGCTGTTGACGTTGTCGCCGGCGGTCGTGATGCCGATGATCAGCTTCTGGTTGCCGTAGGCCTTCGTGGCCTCCTTCAGGCGGTTGTAGATCGCGGCATTTTTCAGAGCGTGGAGCTCGTCCACGATCACGAAGGAGCCGTTGAGGGAATCCAGCCGGTCGGGGCTGGCCGCCAGTGCCTCGATTCGAAGGCTGCCGTCGCCGAACTCTCGATAGATGGAATGCTCCGTCGAATTGTCGCGGAGGCGGAAGTTGACGCCCTCGCCCATGCGGACGATGTTCCAGCGGAGGAATTCAAAGCTCTGCATGGCCTGGCGAAGTGAGGCGGCTGCGATGTAAACCGACGCGCCGGCGTGCATCCGGAGCAGGGAGACGCCCCAGGCGAGCGCCGCAACGAACGAGGTCTTGCCGTTCTTGCGCGGGACCTCGATGAAGGCTTCGGTGTATTTCCGCTCATTCGTCCCGATTCGATAAATGCCGAGGAGGTTGTAAACGATGAACTTCTGCCAGGCCTGCAGCAAGAGCGGCTTTCCTGCGAGAGACTTTCCGTCGATGGCGGTTCCCTGCTTGTGGCGGATCGTGCGCTCGATCATGCCGATCACGAAATCAGGATCCCGGCGCCGCAGCTCGTAGCCGCTGCCAGGCTGCAGATCATCCAAAAAGCGTTTGCACGATAACACGATTTCAGCGCCGGCGGGAATCGATCCGGCTACGACGTCGTTCGCGTAGCGCAGAACCTCAGCGTGGTGATCTGTCATTCCTTCGCCAGCTCCTTCAGGGCGGCGGTCAGCGGACTGTCGGCCTCTTTCGCTTTCCCGCTCTCCCCGGTGATCCGCCTCAGGGCGCTCGGCGTCAGGCCGAGGTCGCGCCAGTAGGCGAGCGCCTGGGCGTTCAGGTCCATCCAGACGCGGAGCAGAGGATTCCGCTCCATGTAAACGGAGCCGGAAACGTTCTCATGCTCAATCACCGGATGGCTGCCTTCCGCCTCGTACTGTTCGAGGGCTCGGTCGCGCTGCTCCAGGACGCCGGCAAGCGTCACAATGGCGTCGGTGTAGGCCTTGTCATAAGTGCCGGCCAGCTTGCAGCGCCGGATGATCTGTGTTTTCCATTGTTTCGCGGTCAAAATCGATCACCTCCGAGCCAGGGTAAAAGGCAGGCCGGGAAAAGGCTGGCCTAAAAAACCGCCGCGTATAAAAAGGCC